AGTGTTGACTTTTTCATTGTTGTTTGTGTGTTATTGGTTTACGATTTTATAATCTAAATGAATGATATTATAATACTCATCAACATCAAATGAAATAAGGTCTATCTCATTTGTAGTTTTACCTTTAAACTTTACTTTGTAATGACACTTAAACCAAAATTGACCATTATCAATATCAATAAGTTCCATTTTTGAGAATCCGATTTCTGACTTCTTGTTGATTAATTTGTAAGTGATAGGTTTCATTTTGTTTGTTATTTATATATCAAAGATAATAAAGTATATCATATATACATCAATAATTATAAATATTTATTTCATTATTATATAAGTAAATAAATATCAATGATTTATAAAAATTGTATTTAATTTTAGGTATATGAAAAGGAAAGGATTTTATATAAAGAAGGCAGAGAATGGTCTCTACCTAAACATATTTAAGGCTGACTTTATTGAGTATATCAATGATCAATCTGGTGAGTGGGTAAAGTTTAAGATATATGAGAAGCAAGATGATCCCAAGGGATTTACCCATAATATGGAAGTGATACAGCAAAAGGAGAAATTGGATAAGGTAGATTAATGTTTAAACATTGATTTACAATATAATCGCATCTGTGACAATTCAAGAGAAATTCAACTATGACTGAAGATAAACTGGACAAACTAATTGAGAAAAGGAAATGGGGAGGTGCAAGACCAGGTGCAGGTCGCAAGAGTAAGTTAGCTGAAGATGAACTCATGGACAAGCTACACCCAATGGCTAATGACTTCTTCATCAAGATGCACGAAAAGATAAGGGAAGGAGACCTGAAAGCCTTACAGTTGTTCGCAGCCTACTACATTGGTCTACCAACGCAGAAGATAGAGTCTAAGATAGAAGGCAACCTCAACCAGATAGCCATTGAGATTATAAAGCCTAACATCCTACTCCAAGACAATAGGACTGTTCAGATAGAAGATAAAGATAATATATAACACATTGATATATAAGTCTTTGGGTGTCTACTTAACATAATACCAGTTATAAGGGATACTAAAGATGTTAGTATTGAGGCTGAATTGTGGGCAAGGTGGCTATATACGATGGGGGGGACTTAAAGAAATTACTTTTTTAGGCAGGGTGGGGTAATCCCCAAAAATAATAGTCATTTAACCAACCTTTATAAAATTGCCATATACGATGACCCCCATTTTTACCCATACTTTTCACTTCGCAAATTGCATCTAAAATTTTTTTTTATTTTTTAGACTTACCTTTGGTTGACTACTCAAATACTAAAAAAATGAACGCCACACTCCAAACCAACAAAATCTACGAAATCCTGCAAGAAAGCCAAAAACGCATCTCTGTGATGCAGGGAGGCTCTCGCTCGGGCAAGACGTACAATATACTTATCTGGTTCATTGTAAAACTACTTCAAGAAAACAACAAGACTCTCACAATAGTAAGGCAATCACTCCCATCCATTAAAGGTTCAGTCTTGAGGGACTTTGTTGACATTCTCACTAAGCTTAACATTTATTCAGAGGACAACCACAACAAGACTGAGCAGATATACTCATTAAATGGCAATACTGTTGAGTTTGTGAGTGCAGACCAACCTCAAAAGATAAGGGGTAGGGCAAGGACATATCTTTTCTGCAATGAGGCAAATGAACTGTCCTACGAGGCTTGGATGCAGTTAATCATGCGAACTGAGGGTAAGATAGTGATTGACTACAATCCATCTGATGTGGCGAGTTGGATTTATGATTCTGTGATACCGAGGGATGATGCTGACTTCAACATCACTACTTTTAGAGATAACCCCTTCCTACCTAAAGAATTGGTTGACGAACTTGAACGCCTCAAAGATGCCGACCCTAACTACTGGCAAATCTACGGCTTAGGTGAGAGAGGTCTTAGCCAAGATTTGATATATACCCATTACCGAACAACTGCAGAGATGCCAGAAGATGGTGAGGTGGTGTATGGTCTTGACTTTGGGTTTAACGTGCCGAGTGCATTGGTCAAGGTAGTATTTGTTGAGGGTGCTGCTTATGCTCAGGAATTACTCTACGAAACAAGGTTGACCACAAATGATTTGGTGGATAGGCTAAAGCTTCTTAATATTGACCCATACGATGAGATATTTTGCGATGCAGCCGAGCCAAAGACAATTGAGGAGTTGGTTAGAAATGGGTTTAATGCTAAGCACGCAAACAAAGATGTGACTGAGGGAATAAGGACTATAAAAGGCACTCCTTTGTTTATTGAGGAAAGTAGTGTAAATTTACTAAAGGAATTGAAGAATTATCGGTGGAAAACCGATAGAAATGGCAATAAACTTGATTCACCAGTAAAGTTTGGTGACCACATACTTGATGCCCTAAGATATAGCATTTTTAGCAAGTTAACAATCCCTAAGATAACTTGGGGAGCAATATAAAAAAAATGGGTCTATTTGATATTTTTAAGAAGAAGGGGTTGAATCCGAATCAAAATGTTCCTCCTTCATTTCAAGGTATAAATGGTGCAGTCCTTCAAAAGTATAATCAAGAGTCTTATGTAACTGATGGATACCTCGGCAATGCTGATGTGTATGCTATTGTCAGCTTTCTTGCACGAAAATCGGCAAGTATACCTTGGTATGTGTATCGCTTGAACAATGGCGAAAAAGCGAGGACATCATTGATGAGGTATAAGCAACTTTCGAGAGGCTTACAAGCAGGGCAAGGCGCATACGAGCAAGCCATCATTGCGAGAAAGAACGCTTACTCTGAGAACATTGTGATGGATGGGCCACTTGCCAAACTCCTTGAGCGACCAAATCCTTCACAAGCCCAGGATCAGTTCCTTGAGAACCTAATTGGTTATCATTTCCTAAGTGGTGAGGGTAATATTTACGGGAACACAGGGATAGCTGGAAGCAAGGTGTTGGAGATGTTCGTTCTTCCAACGCAGTTCCTTGACATCTACCCTGACCCAAATGATTTGTATGGCATCCTTGGATACAAACTAATGGTTGACCAAGGTATTGACATAGAGAAAAGTAGGGTCTGTCAATGGAAAACATGGAATCCAGACTTCAACTCAAGCACAAGGTCTCACCTTCGTGGTCTATCACCACTTCGTGCATCTTACAAGACATTGCGCATGAGCAACGCTGCTGCTGATGCCTCTGCAATGATGGCTTACAATGGTGGAGCAAAAGGAGCATTAACACCTAAAGTTGTAGGTTCAATCTCTGCTCAACCATCAATGGAGCAAGCTAACCTGATCAAGCGTAAGTTAAATGATGATGTGAATGGGACACAAAACAAAGGTAGGATTGATGTACTGCAAACACCTTGGGACTACCTTAACTTTGGATTGAGTAGTGTTGACATGGAATTGGTAAAGACAATGCAAATGTCAATGCATCAATGGTGTAGGGTGTTTGGTTTGCCTGCTGTGTTGTTTGACACAGATACATCAAGCTACAACAACTACCAGAACGCAATGCGTGACCTCGTTACCAACACAATTGTGCCAAAGTTATGCCAATTGCGTGATGAGTTGAACAAGTGGTTAGTTCCTCAATTTGGTGAGGACTTGTATATTGATTTTGATATTACAGCACTCCCAGAGATGCAACAAGACATGGAGAGAATGACAAGATCACTTCGTGATGCAAATTGGTTGACCTTTGATGAGAAGAGGGTGGCGATGAACTACTCAGAGAAGGAAGGTGCTTATGAGTATAGCTATGTAAATGGTGGACTAATGAGGCTTGACCAAGTAGGAATGGATTTAACTGTACCTGATGGAACAAATAACGGCATGGACTACGGACGAGATGATATGGTCAATGGTGATGACTCTTCATCCCAAGACGGAAGGGGAGAGGAGATGCCGAACTGAAGCAATGATGATGTCACAACTAAGGATGTGGCACAAAAAAAGACTTGAAGATGAACGCGAAGCAAAGAGAGAAATATTGGCGAAAGATACAACTCATTAGAAACGATATAGAGAAAAAGTATATCAATTCTATTCAAAAGTCAATATTTGCTCAATTTGAGGGGTTTGCTAAAAATATAGAGAAAATTGGTGTAGATGCATCAATATCTCAACTTGGTTTAGATTTGTTTGAGAAGGATTTGATTAAGGTCTTTGAAGCGATGTATAAGGAAAGTGTTGTTAATTTTGGCAACGCTGTATATAGGTCTTTGAAGATTGAGGCAAACCAAAAGTCTGAGACATTTGGCTTTAATGCTCAATGGACTAAAGAGATACTTGAGTTCTTGATGGTTAAAGGATTTACTCTTGTAGCAGGGATTACTCAAACTACAAAAAAGCGTTTGATTGATATTGCAAATCAAGGTATACAAGAGGGTTTAAGTATTGATGATATTGTAAAGTTGATACTTGATGATACTGAGTTAGCATACTCTCAAATGCGAGCGAGAAGGATAATGAGGACTGAGGTAATGAGGGCATCAAACATGGGGGCGATGAAAGGAGCAGAGGCGCATGGCTTCCAAGTTGACAAGCAATGGATAAGTGCGAGGGATAGCAGAACGAGGAGGATACCAGAGGATGAATTTGATCATGTTGAGTTGGATGGTGTGGTTGTACCTTTTGATGAACCATTTACCTCAAATGGCAAGAAGGGTGAGGCTGTGGTGGCAATGCAACCTGGGGATATTAGCGCACCTGCTGGTTTTACTATAAATTGCCGTTGCACAGTTGGGTTTATACCTAAACGTGATGCAAATGGTAGACTAATAATGAAGCCTAAATTAAATGAATTTACAATAGATTAATTATGCCAATATATACTTGCGAAAATGGAAAATATAGGATAGGAGATGGAGAATGTATGTACACCAGTCGTGAGTCAGCAAGAGAGGCTTATGTGGCTTACTTGGCTGAGCATTCAGAAGAAGATGAGAGAGGAGAAAGCAAAAACAATTACAAAGAAGAAACCTACAATGATTACCCCGAAGCAGCGACCAACAACGCAAAAAGGGTCTTGAAGTGGAGAGAAGAATATGGAGATGAGGTAAGGGGAATGACAAATGTGGGTTGGAACAGAGCCAACCAACTTGCGAATAAAGAAAGACTGAGTAGGGAAACGATTGCAAAAATGGCTGCTTTTGAAAGGCATCGTCAAAATGCTGAAGTAGCA